TAGTGCCAGTTGCCCGCCGGGTCAGCAAACATGCCGTAGCTTGGTCCCGAGTTCCCGCCGCCGCCGCCCATGCACATCTTGCAGTCTCCACGCATAAAGAATGAAATCCTGCTGATCACGGCCATAGCCGCGCAGGTAGGCTTCTTCTTCGGCCCCCAACGAAATCAACCAGCCGCGGCTGTCGTGGTTGGTGGCGAGGACATAGCACTCGGCCCGATGACAGTTAGCTTTACGCAAACGCGGGATCGACCAGTCGCGCGCAAACCGGGTGACGTGCCGCACCACAAGCGGCCACAGTTCGGTCCCGAACGCGCCGGCGGAAACGACGCCGGGACGGGTCGGCAGCACGCCGGCCATCGCCACCGGCTCGGCGTCGACGCAGAAGATGCGCCACATCGCATGCGCGACGGCGAGCAATTCGTCGGTGAGTTGGTCGGGGTCGTTGTTCCAGCGCAGGGCGTAGATTTCAGCCTGGTCGCGCGCACGCAGGTTGCGCACGATGTGCGCGACTTCCTCGCGGGCGAACGGTGGTCCCTTCGTGGTGATCACGCTCATCGTTACTTCGTCCATCCCGGCTGAATGTTAGCGTGGATAGCGGCAAGCTTGGCGGGACCGGGGGCCTGATGCTCCATGTGCACGGCGAGGTGCGAGCCAGCACCGGCGAACGGGATAGACTTTTCGCCGTAGGTATTGTTCGAGAGGTTGGCGACCAGCTCGAACGCACCCAACTGGTTCGGCAGCATGCCCGCGCTCAGCGACCATGCGCCCTCGCACATCACGTCCAGCGACTTGATGCGCTTGGTGGTGGTCGGGCTTTCAACCGGTAGGTGCGGCGTGCGCACCGTGACCTTACAGCTATCGTATTGGTTGAGCGTGGGACCTCCGTAGAGGTAGACCTGGCCATCAGGACCGCGCGCGAAGACGCGGTTCTGCACGACAGCGAACTCCTGAACCTCAAATCCCGGATCGAATATGCTCCACGCGGTGATCTTCGAGGAGGGGAAGTAGGACAGGACGTAAATCTTACTGTCCAGATGCAGCCAGTAGCGCCCCTGGATCGGCTGCAAAGTTGCCCTTGCTGCCTGCGCCTTGTCCGGCTTGTCGCGCACGATCGGTTGCAGGATCAGGTCGATCGCGGAGCCGACATCGGAGACCGCCGCCGCGAGATTGATCTGCATTGCGTGCAGACTGCGTACACCGCTGTCAGACAGAAAGAGCACATCACCGGTCCCGAACTGAAGGATCGAGTGCGGCGCCACCGTACCGATGCGCAAGGTCTGCGCTATCGCCGATTTCACCGGATCGGGGTCAAGTGCCCAGATCGTAGTTTGCAGGCGCGAAAGGATCGCCATGCTGTTGTAGTAGATTTCCATCCCCTGAAGCTCCTCGGCGTCAGGGTCCTGCTCGGCGATGTTGATGAAGCCGGCGCCGTTGTGCGGCGCCGGTGCGGCCGGATCGGTCACACCGGGGTCACCGATGCCCGAGAAGCGCAGGAACTCGCCGTCAATACGATACATCTTCGAGCGGAACGTGCGCGAGTAGGTGCCCTGCGCATAAGCCAATCCGTCAACCAGTAGATTTCCGTCCCAATACAACTCATAGACGCCACCAACGGCCGGGTCCGGGACCGAGACCTGGAACTTGCCGGTGTAGGCTTCGACATCAAGGATTGGGCTGTCTGTGCCAGCAGAGCCAAGCTGGTGCGGAACGAGCGGCACGGGACATGTCCCGGGATCGATGACGGGCGCCACCCCGCGCCGGAAAACATGAAGCTCACTCCCCTGGCCGAAGATGAACGTGTTTGGGTTGGTCAGGTCCGCCACCGGCACGAACGCGAAGCGCTTCTCAATTTCGCCGCCCTGGTTAATCACCGCGTTCTCAAGAATGCGCAGCGTCCCCGACGGCGCGGTCAAAGGGGTCTTGCGCGTATCCAGACCGCCCTTGAAATCGCTAATCGTGAAAACGTCGCCTTCAGGCATCACGGCCCCCTGTTAGGGCCGTTACCGTACCCTGGAGGAATGTAATCCAGACCCAGCACGGGCTGCGCGCCCGGGCGGCTCTGCGCGTCGCCACCGCCGGCGCCGATCGCCATCGGCCGCGTGCGCTTGTGCGTCGACTGCCGCACCCGGTGCCGACGCATCAATTCGGCCGCGCGAAGCTGTTTGGCGTCAGCGTCCTTCGCGTTGTCCCGCCGCAGCAACTCGACCGCAGAGTAGATGACGATCAGATGGTCGGGCAGCACGCACACATCGCTGTCGTTGACCATCCAGGGCACGGTCTTGGTCCCCCGCAGCCGCACGATCGCGTTGGTGGCGGCGGCATTGCCGTCAGGGATCGGCCACAACTCAAACGTATTGTTGTCGACGTGGTGCATCCACTTTTGGGTGGGCCAGGATTTGAACCCGGTGTCCGAGTTCCACAGCACCATCTCGTAAGGGCCGATGCCATATTGCAGTTCATTGTAGACGGTGTTGATCAGCACCCAGATGTTGCCGATGTCCTCGAACGCGAGGTCGACAGGATAGGGATAGTAACGCTGGCCATCGGCCAGATGAACGTCGCGGTCGACGATGAGTTGCGGCCAGTCGTAGTCCCGATACAGGTCCTGCTGCGTGCGGTTCAAGTAGTAGAGTAGCGTGTCACGATCGTTGATGCCGAACGCGACATTGGTCGAGTGCCCCAACTCGGACCGCAGGTCGCTCAGCAGTTCACGAAGCTGCTTCGCCACGGCTTACCCCCTGGGGCGGTCATGGTCGTGGCCGCCTTGCTGCGTCGGCTGCCGCACCTTGTCGCCCGACACATCGGGTAGATGCGCAAGCGGCTCGCGCGACTGACGTGCCTGTCCCCGGAAAGCCACACGCGTCTGCGGCTGGTCGCTCACCTTCGGGCGTGTCCCGCGACCGGGGGCACTCGGGGGAACCGCAGGACGCAGCGCCGCCGCCAAATCCACCTCGTCGTCCCCGCGCGGCACTTCCAACTCCTCGATCATGTCCTCGTCAGGATCGGCCTGGATGTTGCGGAGGATTTCCTCGTCGGTGGGTTCGCTTTCCGCCGCCAGTTCGCGCTGGATGATTTCGGTCCCAGGGGCGGGCATCAGTGCGTCGATCGGGCGCAGGACCGGGTCAGGGTTCGCCGGCCGGGTGGGCGGCGCCACGAAGACAGGACGCGTGCACAGCGGCAGGTTGGGATCGCCCACGGGCAGTCGCGGACGCGTGCCCGGATAGACGGCTTTAACCGCATCGTCGCCGTAGATTTGGCGCATCCGCATCAGCATCTCGTCGCTGGGCATCTCGCACATGCCGACCACGGCAATGTCGACCACCGCGTCCTCACCGTGCAGGTGGAGCAGGATCGGCAGTTCAGGGTAGGTGACGGGGCGCCCGCGGTCCCGGGACACGACGTTGTCCTTGTCCCCGGCCAGCGCGATCAGGCAGCGCAAAAGCTGGTAGGTCGCCATAAGAAAACTTCTCCTCTTAGGTGTAGCGACCCTTGCGGTCGCGCACGCGCTCCGGGTCATGTAGCAGGGCGTGCTGGGCCTGGGTCATCACTTGCAAATTCTCGGGGGTGTTGTTGGTCGGGTCCCCGTCGATGTGGTGCACGACGGCGTATTGCTCCTGCTTCGACCGGTTAGGCGCGCCAACCACGACGCGATGCTCACGCTCCCAACCTTGGTCGGTCTTTACGGACACGCCTGGTCTTCCGGCCCACTGGCGGCGCGTGCCGACAGGGACGAACCGGGGGTGGTCCTGCCCCCGGTGCACCTTCTTGGCGTGGACTTCCGACGGCTGTCCGCGTGCCCGACAGAGCACCGAACAGAACTTAGTGATAGCCAAGCGCCGCTTGGCGTTCACCATATAGTTCTTGCCACAATAGTTACATACAAGAGGACCAAAAGGCACGGTTGTAGTTCTCCTTTTACTTAGGCAATGGCAACAACTAGTGATGAGTTCAGTTGCTGTGCTACCATTTGCCCCGTATGGGTCATACTTTTATATAAGACGAACTGGTTATAGGGTCGGGCGGGCGTGAAACGATGATCCCACTCACCGTCCTGCTTCATCAGGTAGATATGACGCGGGTCCCACCAGTAGCCGAACTTGTTGCGGCCGAGGTTATCCAGCGTCGGATCATATTCGATGGTGCAGTCACCGAACTTCACCTGTCCCATGGAGCCGTCCTGGGTGCCGGTGTAGCCGGTCATCGAATAGTTCCCGTTGGCGCGGATTTCGGTTTCGAGTGCCGAAATGAAATCCGATCCCGCCAGGAACTTGGTCGGGCGCCCGCCATAGCGGATCAACTGGCGCTTTTCCTGCTGCAAGAACGTCCACAGCGCGCCACCGTTGGTGGTCGCCGAGGTGATCGCACCGCGCCCGCCGGCGGTGCCATAGGCCGCGCACGCAGAACGGTTCTGCCACCACGTATTGGCGCTGCGGGACAGGCCCCCGGTGGTCCCGGTGTTGGGCACGTCGATGATGATCGACTGAAGGCCGGCCAGCGCCTTCGGGTCGGCGGTGCCATCCCCCCAGAGCAGGCCGTTCATGCCGCGCGCGTATTGCTCGCCAAAATCCTCCAACTTGTCGGCCATCAGATTGACGAGAACGGTGACCTCGCGGTCGGAGTGGTTAGACGTGCTCGCACCATCACCGGCGTCGTCGGTGACCGAGATGCCGTCGATCTTCAGTTCGGTGTGCGTGAGCGTCAGGCCAATATGGTGCTCGCGCCAGGGAAAGTTGACGCGCTGGATGTTGGCCGGCGTGTAGAAACTCACGCTGTCGTTGTGCGTGTAGCCGACGATGTGGTCGTTGACGCCGCCGGCGCCGTAGGTACCTTTCACGGCCAGGGAAATGTTTCCCTTGCCGCCGGGGAACGATTTCGCGCTCCCCTCCAGCAGGCGCAGCAACGGCTTTGCCTGGATGGACTGCTTAAACGTGTCGCCTTTGTTGAGATAGAAATCCAACGACGCATTCGCGATGTTGGTGATTTCTCCTGCTGTAAACGCCATTGATCAGGCCCCTAGGATCAGGAGGCCCGTCGCATCCCGGCGAGTGCCTGAAGAACTGCGTCCTTCATACTGGCTGGCTCCCGAACGACGGACCCTGTGGTTGTCGTTTGGATGCCGGACGGGGCGCGACGCGTTGCCTGCGGGACAGGCTGTCCCTTCAGCAATTCGCGTGTGGCCTCGTCATAGGCCGCTTTCACAAGCGCCACCGCTGCTGCCGGGGACGCGGGCAAGCCGCGCTCCTGCATCAGAGCCTGAGAGAAGCGACGCACGGCAACCGACTTGCGGGCGTAGTCGGGGTCCCTGGTCCGGAGGTCGGCTTCCCATGCGTCGACCGCGTCACGGATGGCGCCGACGTTTCGCGTCTGCGTCTCCGCGGTCTGCTGCTGCCGCGTCGCCGTCAATTCGCTCTCAGCCCGCCGTGCCTGGTGCCGCGTGCGGGTCAACTCCCGCGCCGCGTCCTCGTTCAGCGTGCCGTCCTCGACCTGCTTTTGCAGATCGGGCGCGATGCGCGCGCCGACCGCTTCCTGGGCCACCAGAACGTAGGGGGTGACGCCTTCCAGGAACGCACGGTAATCGCCGCGACGCAGGGCAGAGCCAATGCCCAGCAAACGGTTGACATCGTCAGCCGCAAGCTGGTTCTCGGCGAGATAGCCTTGCAGTTGCCGGTGCGCTGTCAGCTCCGGCTGCACGGCGTCAAACGCCTGACGGGCTTCGTTTCGCTGGCCAAGAAGGCGCTCGAACCGGCGCCGGGTTTCGGGACGGAGCTTGCGTAGCTCGCCCTCGCTCGGGTCGGCCTCGGCGTCCTTGTCCTGGGAAGTCTCCGGGGTCGGGGTCTCCTGACCCGTGTCCTTAGCCGCGACCTGATCCGGTCCCGCTTTGCCCGTGTCCTTTGGGTCCGCGACGGAGGGGTCACCCTCGGTGGGAAGCGCAGAGGTCTCGGGCTTGGTGGGCACGACCTTGAGAACCGCGGAGAGCAGTTCCTCACGGTCGGATCGGCGGCTGTCGCCTGACGAGGGCGAAGGGCTGTCGGTGCCTGACGAGGGCGACGGTGCGTCGGGGGCCGGCGCGGCGGGTGAAGCCGCACTGGTGGCGTCGGCGCTGGACGACGGCGCCGCAGTGGTCGTGCTGTCCGCGGGGATCGATGTCGTTTCCGACACTTTTTCGGTTCTCCAAGGAGAACCGTAGTTGTTTTGTCGGTGTTGTGTCTAGTGTTGTGTTTCACGTGAAACACAACAGCGGGGCGCCGTCTACGGGGGCAAGATTTTTGACCGCTCAAACAACTTGATCGCGTTCGTGGCCGGACAGTCGAGCGTCAAGTCAGCCGCACCAAACAAAAATATCCACGCATTACAGGGAGGAATAGCTGAACTATTCGTCCCGCCGCAGCCGGTCACGGAGAGTGCGAGCGCCAGCAGAACAGGACCACCGCTCATGGCGTCGGCATGCCCTGCGACGAGGGTGCGATCCGCGGCATTCCGCCGCCGGTGCCCGGGCGGTTACCGTTAGCCCCGTAAACCTGCAAGGGTGGGGTGAAGGCACCCATGCGCCCGGAGGGCGTCATACCGGGCGGGGCCGGGGTGCCGGTGCCGCCGGCCGGCCCCTGCGCATTCGGGTCCTGACCGGCCCCCGGAGGTCGTGGCGGACCTTTCCCGGCGCCACCGGGAGGGGCAGCGCCGGGGTCGGCCCCTGGGGCGGGAGCAGGCCGCCCCATGAGTTGGTTCAAGGCTTCCATACTGGGCAGCCCCTCGCTGAAAGCCTCGGTCACGTCGATGTCGTCGCCCATGCGGCGAATAAGCTGCCGCGCCAGCCACTCGGGGGAGATGCCGGGGACCCGCTGGAGGAGAGGCACGAGTTGCACCAGCGTCTGCACTTCCTGCTGGCGATCGACGGGACCGTTGGCGCCTTCATCGACCATGAGAAACACGTTTTCGGCGACCGTCTGGCGGTCAAGCTGCGGCCACGCAGCACCTGGGCCAACCACCTTCTGCACGGTGTCCGGGGTCACGTTCAGCACCAGGATTTCCGACGCCGTGCGCGCCATCTCGCTCATAGTGTCGTTGATGTCGTCGACGAGACTGAGCGTGTCGGTGTTCTGGCTGAACTGGGCGACGGAAACCTCGGTCGCGGTCGCGTCCCCCGACGTAGTGCCCTGGTCGGCCTGGTCCGAACCCAGCACGCGCAGCACGTCCTCGAACACCGGTGCGGTGTCGTAAACATGCGGGTCGATCGGCGGCATTTCGATGACCTGCAACACGTCCACGATCTTCTGTCCCGGGGCCAGCCCGTTCAACTCCAGCAGCGCATTCGCCGGGTGCGTGCGCAGCTTGTTCATATCAGCTTCTTCGAGCAGCCCCGCGGCGACCGCCGTCTTCGGCCGATTGGCGCGCCGGTGCTCGCGCAGCCCCTGCCGCGCCCGGTTCAACTCAAGCTGCATGTCGCGCATCAGATCGATGTCCGACTGCGGATAAAGGCCGCGCTGCGCATAGCCCTCGTTGAACACGAAGGCGAACCAGGGCCAGAAGCGGGAAAACTCGGTGTCAGGCGACGCCGGCTCTTGCAGAAAATCCGGGTAGCCGTCGCAGACGACGTAAACCAGGCCGTCCTTGCGATGATAGATTTCCCAGACGCACGCCTGCGTGTCGGGTGAAAACTCGTCGTCGCGACCCCCGGCCGAATGGTTGTCGAGCCGTGCGCTCTCGAAACCCTGGGACAGCCCGTCCGCGGTGTAAGCGGTGTAGCTGGTCCCCACGTCGATCATGTAGATTTCTTCGATCTGCTCCGGTGAAAGTAAAAATTCCTGCGCCACCCAGTCGGCACCCAGGAACCCGCGCAGGGACCGGCATTTCGGGTCCGGAATGATCGCAGTGCTGTCAGGATAATCGAAGGTCAGCCCTTCGCGGACGATGATCTGTTCTTCCTGCATCAGCGACTGGATGGCGAGCTTCAACTCTTCGGCTTCGGCGCTGTCGGACTGGATTTCGCTGTCGGCCATGTCCGCCGCCAGCCGTTCGATATGGGCCAGACGCTCCGACATGTCGGCGATGCGGGCCTCGATTTCCGGGCGCATACGCATCGCCCGCTGAAAGCCCACTTTCACGTAGCCGACCGCGGTGATGATGCCGCGGCGCACGGTCATCTTCATGCAGTTCTTGAACGAGTGCGCCTGCTCGCGGACGTTGTAGTCGTAAAGCATCCGCAACGTCGTGCCGACGCGCTCCATAAGCTGGTCAAACTGCTGTACCGTCTGCGCGTCTTGCAGCACCATCAGTGCGTGCGGATCGGGCGGCATGCCG